CCATAGGTTCCTACTCCTGTTCCAGCGTCCGGCTGGTGCGGTGTCGCGTCGTGCGATCTACTCACATTACCCTACCCGCGCGCAGGTGTCAACCGTTGACAGGTGCGGAAAGCAAATTTATTTCGATCACGGCTCCAGCGCCATTATCGGGCGACCAGGCGCGTTCGATTCGCAACACCGCCACCTGCCTGTCGTTGTGGTACGCGATGCCAGCAAGAGCGTCGAGGATTGCGCGGGCGCCCTTGTCAACATCGATGTAGCCCGGCCGACCTGGCGCGCTTGCCAACAGTCCGCGTTTGCCGAAATGCGATTCCGGTCGATTGAACAACAGGCAGACGCGAACGCTGACATCGCCATCGAATGGTGCGCATCCATGTTCCAGCGCCGCCGCAGCGACGGCTGCACGCCACGGCTTCACTTTCTTGCTTTGCTCCAGCATGATCGTGCGCGCGCCAGCTCGTACAAGTCTTTTGCTGCCTTGGCTTGCAGGCTCTCCGTGGACTCTAAAGATCATGTGTTACTCCGTGCAATCACAGGGGATGGTGTTGTCATCCAAGTGCTGAAACAGCTCTCCCTGAACCGTGATTTGCGTAAGCAGTTGCCGATAGGTAGGTCGATCCTTCCGAAATCGCGCACCACGATTTTCCTCTTGCGCGGCCCACCATTCTGCCCGATTTGGTTCTGATCGAATGACTCGCTCCACGCGCGCGGCGCCCTTGAGAAAACACAAATCGCAATTCCCAAATGCCGGATCATTGTTTGGCAAGTTCAAATCAAATGGTTGCTTTTTCCACCACGCAAGAACATCGGCGCTGGTCACATCGGCATCCGCCAATGGCATGGAAATGTCACGCGATGCATCCAATCGCAACCTTGTAACACGACGCGGTTCATCCGCACGCAATCCAATGATGGTCGTAAAATCTTCGTATCCTTGTGCTTCCATGAACTTTTTCATGGGAATTACTTTCAAATCGCTAGTGCAAAAACGCATGATTGGATTAGGCAAATATTTGCGCTTTGCAATCAATGATGCAAACGGTTCGCCGTTGCGGCTTGCTGTTTCTGCGGTGCGTATTTCATATCCCGTTGGCGACCATTCCACCCAAGTCACTTTGCACCATTCGCGTCCAATTTGATCCACGAACTTATATGTTGCGTTGTGTTCTCTTCCCGTGTTTGCAAACAACACATGGCCACCTTCCGGAAGTTTTCCGCCCCATGCATCAAGCACTTGATGCAACAGGTAACCGCTCGTCCGCCCACCGCTGAATGAAATATAGAACGGGGGTTCAACTTTGTACGGATTCATCCCTCGCTCCTATACATCATGTTCCGCAGCGCGGTGCGGTCGAGTTCCTCGATCTGCTGCTGCTGGTGCGTGATGCAATCGCGCGCATCCTTTAGCAATGGCAGCAGCATGTGATCCTTCATCGCTTGGTTTGCGATCCACATGTCCAGCCTGATCACGACCATCGACACGTTTATGTCAGGCATTTTCACGGCGCTCCTGTTCTGCGATCCGCTCACCGATCCATTCCATGCAGTTCACGGCCATGCTGTTCCCGAGCGCCTTGTAGCGCGGCCCATCCGGGCAATCTTCGACTGGCTTCTTGCGCCACGGGATCGCCGTGTAGTCATCCGGGAAGCCCTGAAGGCGTTCGCACTCGCGGGGTGTGAGGCGGCGGACGGTCATGGCTTGCGTCACCCCATGCACATCCGCTTTCGTCATCGTGTACATCGAGCCATCCGTTGCTGCGCCGACGCCGTGAGGTCCACCCTTGTCGCGACCAATCAGATTTCCCTGTATGGCGATGGTCGCGTTGTAGTAATCGCTATATGGGCCTCGCTTGGTGGAACGCAGGGTTTCGCTTGATTCATCAACTAATCGAATACGTTGCCCTTGCCCTGCATCCGTAAACGCCACCGCCACCGTGGTCGCCCGCGTGTCGCCCTGGTCGAACAGCGACAGCGTCGGGTTGACCTGCCCATCGACCCACGTCTCGTCATCGGTCACGGACTGCGCCCGCTTGGCCTTGGTGAAGGGGGCGGGCTGCGCGATCACCGGGTGGTTCATCTCGTGGAACCCTGATTCACCAGCAGATGCCCGGAGGGCAGCCACGACCTCGTCCTGCTGCAAGCCATCGCGGTTGTTCTGCCAGCGGTAGGCGGTCGGTTGGGCGACGAGGTTGAAATGCTCCGACCCACTCGGCCCACCCGTGCCCTTGGACCACTTGGTGCAGACGCTGCTCACGACTCCTGGGTTGTTGGGCATCCAACCACCGCTTCCAGCGCAGCCTTCAGCATCGGCGGCAGGGCCTTGCCCCTTCGCTCGGCGCGACGCAGGATCCCGCTGCACGCTTTCGCGCTCAAAGAGAACCTTTGCGGCAGCGGTCCAGTCTCCAAGACATCCGACAACGAAGACACGTCGCCGGCGCTGCGGGACGGCGCGGGGATGCCCGTGTGTTCGGCACCATTGAGCGTCCAGCACCCGGTAGGCCCACCCATACCCCAGCTCCCCCAGCGCCCCGAGGAAGGAACCGAAGTCCCTTCCTCCTCCCGATGACAGAACTCCGGGGACATTTTCCCACACAACCCATCGAGGCCGAAGACGTTGAGCGATCTCAAGGTAGGTGAGCATGAGTCCGCCGCGCGGGTCGGAGAGACCTCGGCGGAGTCCTGCGACGGAGAAGGACTGGCATGGGGTTCCCCCCACAAGAAGGTCAACTGTTCCTGGCTCAAGGGGCCACTCCTCGTGCTTGGTCATGTCCCCGAAGTTGGGGACGTCTGGGTAGTGATGCGCCAGCACGGCGCTTGGGAACGGCTCGATCTCGCTGAAGCCGACGGGCCGCCAGCCGAGGCGGTGCCACGCAACGGTGGCGGCTTCAATGCCTGAACACACGGACAGGTATCGCATCACGCCTGCCCCTCAAAGCAATCCCACCCGCGCCACCTCGCGTATTCGATTTGATCTTCCATCATGTCCGCATCAAGCGCGCATACCTGGCGCCGCGCCTCATCACGCTCACGCACAACAAGCTCCAGCATGTTTGCCGCTCGATCAAACAGCAGCATGCTGCTTGCCTCCGCTTCTTTGCGAAGCCGTTCGATCATCTGCCGTTCGGTCATTGTTCCCTCGCCTCCAGTTCTTGAATCTGCGACAACAGCCGCGTGTTGCGGTCGCGCAGCTCCACATTCTGTTCGCGCACCCGGTCAATTTCCACCAACAGCACGGCGTTGCGATGCGCAAACATATCGCATTGCCTGTTTGCCTCATCGCGCTCGATTTCAATTCGCGCAACGTGGTCGCACAGGCTTGCCGTCTTTGCGTTCTCCACATTCAACAGATTCACCATCCGTCGCACTTCATCTGTCAACCGTTCGATCTCGGCGCGCGCCTCACGCAATGGCTTGCCCGGATCAGCCGTCACCGCGTACAAGTAACTGTTATCGTGTTCGTTCATTGTTGCTTCCTAATGTCGAAAGTCATGTTGTGATGCATGCGCAACTGGGCGGTGGTGTAGTGACGCAACTGTCCACCAGCGCACAATGCCACGCACCAGACATCGTTTTCAAACACGCCGCCGTCGCGGACGTACACGGCGTAGCCGTCTTGTCCGTCACACGTCACAACAGGAATTGGCGTAACAAACTGATGAGCGTCGCTCATTTGCCATCCTCGTTGAAGCAGTCCCAGCCGCGCACCGTTGCGGTATCGAGAGGCGTGCTACCCGTATCCAATCCCTGCCACACGCACACCTCCCGCCTCGCCTCGTCGCGCTCGGCGATCAACTTGGTAACCATCGCCCGCAGTTCGTCGCGTAGGCCTCGTGCGGCGTTGCGCTCTTTGCGGAGGTTTTCAATCTCATTGGCTGCTTCGGAAAACATGGTCGGCCCCACCAGCGGCTTGATGAGCGGGTTGCCGCCCGTCACATTGTGATGCCTCTGGCGCAGGGTGTTCACAATGTCATTCATGCCTTTGCCTTTCTTGCTTGACCACGCAACACAATTGCGCGGATGATCTCGGGACGGCGCCTTCGGTATTCGCGGTGATACATGCGCACAGCATCCAGGCACCGCTTGCACTTGCATCCTCGGTCGTAAGCCGTCAACGCGGCGAATCGTGGGAACAAGCACATCATCGAATTCCGTTCTTGCGGGCGTGACGGCGCAGGCTGGCGACATCAAACACGCCTGCGTCCTTGAGCGTGTAACCATGGCTTCCGCGCGCCGTGCGTTCGCTGACCATGCGCACGCCATACTGCTCGCGCGCGACCTTCAGGATGTACGACACGTTTCGCGGGGTGCAGACCCAGCGGCTGGCAAGTTCCTCGCGGTTCAGTCCGGGTGACGAGTCCGTCCACAGAACAAGCTGGCACACATGCCGCCATAGATCGCTTGATGTACCGCGTGAACTCATGCAACACCTTGGAACAAGGATGCGGGGATCGCGATACGCCACACGGTCGCCTGCCTGCCGCTGCGGGTTGGTCGCTTGCCGGCTGGTTCGACCGCGCCCGACTTCATCAGCCGATGCACGGCCGCGGAACAGGTTTGATGAGTCAGCCCCAGCCGGACCTCGACATCATCGCAGGTTCCATCGGCATCCGTGATTGATGCCAGCACGGTCGCGTCAATGGTGCCAATGCGTGGCTGGATGGCGTCCCATGCCGCATCCTGCGTGTCCCATCGCGTGTCCTGCTGTGCGGTGCTGCGCACATGACTGTCATGCATTGCCAGCCGCCTTTCGCCGCGCAAGGTATTCGCGCTGCCTGGTCTTGAACTTCTCCGGATCCTTCGCGTAAGCAGCGGCCTGGCACTTGCGGCTGGCGGCACGGCGCGTGGTCACGCATTCCGCGCATCGGCACCCACGCTGATACGCATACAACGCCGAGTATTCCGGAAGCGTGCAGTTCGGCCGCACCTCCGTGTTCTTAACGATCTTGGCGTTTCGCGATTCTGTTGCGGCTTGTTCCCGCGCCCGCTGCTGTTCCTGCTGTGCGTCAGTCATTGCTCGGTTCCTCTTCGTGTGTCATGTCATTGATCGCATCGAGAAGCACATTGAAGAACTGGTGCTGCACGCTTTCCGGCGTGTCCTCGTTGCACACGCTTGCCGAGGACTCGACCAGCACCGCGTTGTCTGAATTGATCTCGCGCATGCACGCGGTCACGCGCCACCATTGACGAACGGTCCCGGCGACACGGTCATCAATCCGGTGCAACATCGGCGTGTTGACATGCACCTGGATTCCCGTGGTGCTGTTCACCGACCGCATCAGATCGGTTGGGTCCGTTTGAAAACAGAACGGCCAATCTTCGCGCGGCAGGTCGCTGAACTTTGGACATGTGAAGCGTTCTCGCATCAGTTCTCCATACAGGCACGCGCCTGATAAATACGAGAATACCCATCCCCGAGATAGGTTGCAAGGGGTGTTTCGATATTCCGGCGAATTATTTGACTTGCCTTTGAGGATCGCTATACTGCCCGTACCCCTATGGGGTGGGGTGGCTACTGCTGCCCCTTACTTGCCCCCGGAAGCACGGCGCGTTGAACCTCGGTTCCGCGCCGTGTTTGTTGGATGCTCATGCGCGTGACCCTGACCGAACCCGAGTTGCGGATCTGCCGATGGTTGGCGGCACAACGGCATTCGGGCGCGCGCGCAGCCGGCGTGACTGACCAGCAGATGGGACCGCAATCCGCCGAGCAAACCGACCTCGATGGAATTGGTGGAGAGTTCGCGTTCTGCAAGGCTGCGAACCTGTATCCCGACATGACCATCGGCGCACGCGCTGGGGGATTCGATGCCCAGCTACACGGCATGTCCGTCGATGTGAAGACAACCCGGTACGAAAACGGCAAGTTGCTTGCAACGCTTGGCAAGTCAACCGCAAGCGCCGACATCTATGTGCTGGTGGTCGGCACGATCCCCCAGTACCGAATCGCTGGCTGGGTTCACGGTGTCACCCTGATTCATCCCCGCAACATCCGTGACCTGGGACGCGGACCCGGCTATGCCCTAGACCAGCGTGACCTGCTTCCGGCTAGGTTGTTGCTGCGCACGGGTGCATGAACGTGGGACCACCGTGGGGGACTTTACCCCCATGGCCCCGAGGGGCATCTTTGGGTTAGATCAACGGTGGTCCCCGGTGCGCTTGCATTCTGACCGGGCGGCGGTTAGGATGCGAGGTGCTTATATCCTGCGCGCTCGTATCCTAGCGCATGTCTCGGAGTATGGCAAGGGCTGCGGCCCGTGGATACTGCAACTGTTCCCGGCACAGTCGGGGAACATGGTTTCGACGCGGCTCCTGACCCTAGGCCGCGCCACCGAAAGGTGCGCTCCCCCACGATGGAAGCGGCTGGCAACCTCCAGCGAAATGGTGCAATTCGTGGCTCGACCGACGCGCGGCTCCGCATGGGCTGGCTGGTTGATTCGACCCCGCAAGGGGTCACTCCCTTTGCGCTCACCACACGGACTGCACCGTAAGAAATCCTGACCGCAATCTCTTACGGTCACCATAAGCAATTCGGTGTTCCCGTAAGTGTTTCGGTGCCTTGCTGCCTTCCCATACACAAATCAAAACCGCCCAGCGGAAGAGTCCCGTAGGGAAATGCCTTTGATTCGACGTGCAATTTTTTCAAAAACACGACCGCCGCTGCGCATCGGACGCAACGGCGGCGTGTCTCCGAACAGGTGGGAGGCTACTGCGGTTTGCGATCATTGGACAGGCAGACAACGGCAAGCAAAGCAACGCCGATTGCCAGTCCGAACATCAAGCCGCCGAATGCCTGCAAGGTGGAGCGCATCAGAACTTGCTGCCGTACTTCTTGCATCCGAACCAGCCGACGATGGCGCCGGCAAGCAGGGCCAGTCCGGCGAACCAAAGATTCCCCAGGAAATCCGAGAACGAGTTGGCAAGGTGAAGCATGGTGATTCCTCACGGGTTTGAGTCTGCGATCCTGCGGTAGCCAAGCCGCCACAGCAATCGCGTGATGTCCGTGGCGGTCGTTGCCACGGTTTCCTCATCCAAGGGCGTGCAAGCGTGCAGCGCTTCGTGGATGATTGTGTCCAGCATATCGCGTTCGGACTGCTTGGCACGCACACGGATCAACCTCCCCTCGGCATTTCCTGGATCCGTGCAATCGCCGAAGTCTTCCATATTGGCGAACTTGAAGTTCCACATCTTGCCGCCCAGCTTGCATTGCATGCTGTCCTCCTCAATGCGCAAGGTGGAAATCCGCAACTAACGTGTATCGCGTGCGGTTCTCGCCGCTCGCCTGTTTGACACTTCGACGTTCAAAGTGCAGCCGCATCCACACCGCACCCATCACCTCGGGCGTGCGTCCCTGTTCAACATGGAAGCCGGCAAACCCATCATCGAACTCATCCTTGTAGGTTCCGGTTCGGACATGCCATTGAATGTCTGAAACAACGCGCGGCCCTTTCTGATCCATGATGAGGCGCTCGCGTGCAAGCGGCATCACCCATTGCTTGTGGACATGTCCGGACACCACGATGTCCGCGTCCGGCGTGACCGCCGCAGCTCGCCGCACCTTGAGCGTGTCGAAAGACATCAGCGCGGCCCCGCCCGAGCCGTGGAAATACTTCAACGTCAGCGTGTGCCGTTCGTTGCCGCGCCTGGTGATGAACCGCACCCAGCCACCGTAGCCTCCGGAATACACTTTGTGACCCGACTGCTGGCTCATGCGTTCGCACAGGCGCTCGGTGAGGTCTGTCTCGCAGTTCTTTAGGATCGCGGTTTCGTGGTTGCCTCTGCCAATCAACACAAAGTTCTTGGCGTATGGGGAATAGAAATCCGATGCGTGACGAACGATGCTGTCAAGGTAATCCGCTGCCAGCGCATCCTCTTCACGCACGCTGTTC